CGTTTGAAGCGTTTATCAATTCCTCAGCCTTTACGCCACAGGGGTATTCACGTTTCTTGCTAGCGGCTGACGCATTAGCCGACCTAAATGAAGTCACGCAAGAAGTCGATGACTCAGGCGCGTTGAAGTCTATTACGGACTTTGTGCGTGATTTGATGGGGTTAGCAGCCGACGGAACACAGACGCTAGCAAGTGCAAAAGCCGCTTATGATCAGGCTTTAACGGCTAGCTTAGCGGGTGACGATGAGGCGTTGGGTAAGCTATCCTCCTATGCCGACAACTATCTAAAAATAGCCGCTAATAGTTTATCAACCTCCGCACAGCTTGCAGGCGTTCGTGCCAATGTGATTGGTGACTTAACAGGTTTAACTGGTTCTATTCCCGCTTATGCCAATGGTACGAGTAATCATTCAGGCGGCTGGGCTATGGTTGGAGAGCGTGGAGCCGAGCTGGTGAATTTGCCTACTGGTTCCAGCGTGACTACTGCGAGCAATACTGCTAAAATGCTTGATAACTCAAATCTATTAGATGCGGTGAATCAATTGATTAACATAATGCAGACAGGACAGTATGAAATTGCGAAAGCCGCGAAAGACTCGTATAAGATTTTCAACGGCTGGAACAAAATTGGCTTGCCTGCGGAGCGTGTGATATGAGAGTTGCTAAGCCAGTAATGGATATAAGCAAAGGCACTGGGGTGGTGGGCGCTACGCTCCCCGCTCTTTTATCGTCTACTGTAGTCAATACCGTGGCGGATTGGGACGTTACAACCGCTTATACAACGGGCGATGAGGTCGTTTACGGTTTTTATGTATGGATTGCAGCGAGTCCGTCAACGGGTGAAATACCGTCCGATTCGAATACCGCAAACTGGACTAAAAAACGTGCAAGCAACTATTATGCCATGTTTGACGGTACAACGAATAACCGCTCTATCCACGTCGGGTCAAACTTCGTTGTGGAGATCAGCGCACAGGGTGTGAACTCATTAGGGTTCTTCTCTGTTTATGCAACCAGTATTGACGTGTTGATGACCGATCCGACCGCAGGCGTTGTGTATAACGAAACGCTTGCGCTCAATATCAACAGCGAGGGCGTGACGGACGGTTGGACTTACTTTTTCTTGCCGATACCAGAAGAGGGCACGACGGTTGACCGTGTGTTATTGAACTTGCCTCCCTACCCTAACGCCACTATACAGATCACGTTCAATGCTGCGACTAACGCCTATATCGGCATGTTGGCAGCGGGCACAACTCGTGATTTAGGCATGGCCAACTTCGGCACATCGGTTTCGATCAATGACTTTTCGACAAAAGAAACCAACCAGTTTGGTGATGCAACCGTCGTTGAGCGGGTGTTTACTAAGAACGTTGATTACGATGTGACAATGAAAACAGGCTTAGTTGAATCAGCACAGAATTTGTTGTCTTCGTATCGCGCAACGCCTTGTATGTGGATAGGTGACGAGAATAGAGGCTCAACCATCATTTACGGGTTTATAGACGATTTTGACTTGGTGCTGTCCAACTGGACCACATCAAGCCTATCATTAAAAATAGAGGGTTTATAATATGGCAGCGCCATTGATTACCGCAATAACGACAGTCCCGAACAGGGGAAACGCAACAAACCAAGCGTCGTTCTCAAACGATGTTGATACTTTTTTTAGCGAAGTCAACGGCTTTCAAACAGAAGCCAACGCACAGGCGCAATACCTTGACGGTGTAGCAGCACAAGTTGATGCGAGCGAAGCCGCTGCGGCCGCGAGTTCGTTAGAGTCCGCAGGCTACGCAGGCACAGCCATAGACGCCCGTGATGCCGCCATCAGTTCATCTGTCTACAAAGGCACTTGGGAAGGCAAAACTGGGGCGGGCGTAATAGGTGAATCTTACAGCTATCAAGGCTCGTACATTTACCGACTAAACGTAAACCTCGCTAACCTGTCAACAAGCGTACCATCGCCAACAAATACAGATTGGCAGCTTATTAACGTGGTGCCGTTTGAAGCACCCTGTAAAGCCACACTAGACCTAGACTTTGCCAATCAAGATTTTACAATCTACGACAAATTAGGCGGGTTTGTTAAGCGCCCGCTAGCCGACATCGTTAGCCAAGGCCGAGCCACAGCAGGCACTAGCACAGACGCGATTGGTGGTGTTACCGAGTTTGCAGCGGGTGAAAACCGTTTTGAATTTGATCCTGTCACGGGTGAGGCGCTGGGGTATTTGTCTGAAGAATCCAGAACACGATTAAACACAATTTACATTACACCAACGGCTAACGAGAATATTACAACAACCGCGCAGAGCTACACAATTTCGATGTGGGGCGCTGGCACAATTACGCTCAGCGGGACGTATAGCGGAACTTTAGTGGGCGTTGATGAGTTCACAAGAGTGACGCTAACGTTCACAGCAGCAGCGGGGGCTTTAACGTTAGCATACAGCGGGGCTTGCTTAAACGTGCAACTAGAAGCAGGGGCGTTTGCTACAAGTTTAGTTTTAGGTGCAGAAGGTACGGCGATTACACGGGATACCGACTCTATTACTCGCACACTTGGGCAGGAGTGGAACTCGAACGAGGGGACGTTTGTTGTTGATGTGGACATATTTAGAATACCAAACACAGGTGCAGGATTGATTTCATTTGAGGGATCGTTTGCATCTTGGCTTTTCATCGGCAGCACAACAAATCAGATTCGCATGTTTGATGGCTTATCAACATCTAATGCTGGTTTTGATCTGGGCAGTACAAATTCACTAAGGATTGCCGCAAGTTCAACTAAAAATTTAATGAGTTTTGCGGTAAATGGAGTCTTTATTGATCAGTCACCAACATCAGGAGGGCTACTAAGTCAAAGCGCATTTACGATTCCATCGGGCAATATTTCTAAATTTAAGGAGGTCATATACTACCCCCGCGCATTTGACGCACTCACTCTACAACGACTATCGAGGATTCAATAATGTCTATTCATATTATCGGAAAAATCACTAACAGTATCCTAACTGACGATCCAGAAGTGTTTATAATAGAAACACTAGACGGCTATCACGTTGCATCTACTGAACAGATAGAGGGATGGGAATCATTCGAAACAACGTATGATCAGGTAGATCCTGAGAGCGGGGAGACGATTAAGAAATCACCCCCTATGCAGTTTTACGGGGTTGAGACGTTTTACTATAAATTTAATGACGAGCAGCATTATAAAGATGTTGCTGGGATTGTCGATGAGCTAGATGGCGAGGTGAGCTATGAGTAATATTATTTCAACAGCAGTGAGCAAAACGCTAAATGTTGTGTTAGCCCAAGGGTCGGCAATATTCACAAACAGCACCAATAATATAGCTCTGACTGGTATTGGTAGAGACGTTGAAGTCGGCGACGTTATTCAAATTAGTGGGGCCGCTAACGCTAAAAACAATTCCGAATTTACAGTTGAAGTTATCACAGATGATAGCAATGTCATTGTGAATCAGCCGCACGCAGGCGGAACAACATCAAAATCACTTGTTAGCGAAACCGCTGAAGTTACCGTTAAATTGCTGTGTAAATGGTATTTAGCGAGCGAATCTCTCGGCAGAGGATTGGTTGAAATGCCACTGCCAGCATCAGGCAATCCTCAAGAAAATAACACGGGGCGCGGTGTTTTGATTTATGCTAGAGCGGCGTCATCATCTACATTGAACCTCAATGTAGATACCGTAAATCTTCTTGGAGCGGTAACGCTTAACAACATAGCTTCTACATTAACTATGATTATCCCTGCCGGATCTCAATATAATCTGACGTACACTGGAGTTATAAATTCATACACTCAAATAAGATAATATGCTGATTTAATAAAATTGACAGCATAAGGAGGCGTTATGGAGTATCTTATCTATCTGGCTATCGGTTGGGGAGTGAATGTAGGATTAAACTCAATGTTCTTCAATGATCCGCCCCCACCGCCGCAGCATAAGATTTGCTACGAGGTAGTAAACGAGGGAAAAACGCTCGTGCCGTATGAGTGCGTGGGAGGGAAATCAGAATGATCATCGAATCATTTATTGCGGAGCTAGAAGGGCGTAGTCTAACGGGCTACGTCCCGCATCTCGATGGTGGTCCAGTTGAGTCAGGCGTTACGGTTGCGAGCGGCTTTGATATTGGGCAACGTAGCGTTGACGAACTAGATGATGCGTTTAGTTGTGGTTTAGCGGATAAATTGTCAAGGTATGTGGGTGCAACGGGCGGGGAGGCTGTGCAGATTCTCGCTCGTTATCCGTTGCGCATCACAGAGCGAGAGTGTGGAATTATCAACGAGTTCGCACATACGCAAGCCGTTCAACGACTGTTAGACGATTGGCCTCGTTCTGCAATACCGTTCGAATGTCTCGCTGATGAGTGTCAAACTGTGATCATGAGTGTAGCGTTTCAGTATGGTGATTTACCGACAAGGACGCCTAACTTTTGGCGACAAGTGACCACGGGTGATTGGGTTGGGGCGTTGCGGAATCTACGTGATTTTGGTGATGCTTATCCAACTCGTCGAAACAAAGAAGCCGATTTACTAGAGAAAAGGATGAGATCGTTATGAGCTGGTTAAACAAACTGAAAGATTATGCCCCGTCTATTGCCAGTGCGATATTAAGCGGTGGCGCAACACTTCCACAGTTAGCGTTAAAAGCTATCTCTGACGCTACGGGAATCGATGTATCAAGTGAAGATAGTGCAAAAAATGTTATCGAATCAGCAACACCCGAACAAATGTTAAAAATAAAGCAGGCGGATAATTCTTTTAAAATTCGAATGCGTGAACTTGATAACGAGTTGACAGCCACAGAGCTAAAGGACGTTCAAAACGCTAGGGATAGTCACAAGCATTCTGCTATGCCGATGGTGATTTGTTTGGCTTTGACAGCTATGGTCACAATGGGAGCGGTAGGCCTTTTTACGCTTGATATACCGGACGAAAACAAAGAAATAGCTTATCTTTTGTTTGGTACGCTTCTTGCTAAGTGGGGTGATTCCATAGCGTATTGGGTGGGTACAACACGCAGCAGTGCGGAAAAATCAAGGGGTTTAGCTAAATAAGATCCTCTGGGGCGTTTGGGTTTCGTTGTCTAAACTCAAACGCTTCACGCTTAGCCTTCTTTTCGGCTTCGCGGATCAGTCGGACTTGAGCATAAATACAGACAGCGGTTAAACACAAACCCGCAATTGTGGCCACGGAACTAATATCCAACCAAGCCAGTGCACTCGTTGAACCGCCAATACTTGCGGCCACAGGTTTATTCTCTATCACTTTGATCGCTGCGTCTACGAGTCCACTGTTGTCTTTCATGATGCCTAGCCCTTAATGCTTTGTAAATATGCACAGACGCGAGAAGGAATATTAGGCAGATAGATAACACCTTCAAAGTTTCCATTCCTCGTCGTCCATAAACTGAATATGAAGGTCATTATAATGCAATTGCCTGTAAAATTGTAGGGGTGCGGGTCTTGTCCATAGGTGTAGAGCAAAAAACCCCATAAATCTTGGTTAGCCATAAGCAAGAATAAGGCCATAAAGAGATTATTTTGATCTGTGCTCGGTAAATGCTTGAGGAAGTAGCACGCGCACAGGCAATATGCACCTAGGATGAGATAGTAATATTGGAATAAATACAGGGGTTCTTCGTTCGGTAGGCCGTACACGTTCCATTCGATGAGCATATACAGCAAGCACAGCGCCGCGCATATTCGCGTTCTTCTGTTCATTAAAAAAGCCGCAAAAGCGGCCATATAGTAGACGTTTTCCATTATTTCTTAACGACTTTCTTTTTGACGCCTTTTTTCTTGCCGCGATTTGCCATGCTAGGTGCTCCGTTAGATAGAAGAATAGGTCATTTGCTTATCAGGCTGACCAGACCTTACCCCAATTATCAATAATCGCGTGCGCTCGTCAGTAGGAGGTAATATACCCTGAGTCATCGCTAAACACACGACCTGTGCCTTGGGGCAGCATTGTAAACTGGTAGGCCTACGGGGAATCGAACCCGCGATCTAAGTGTTATGAGCACATTACTTTAACCATTAAGTTATAGGCCTATATAGTTTTAGGCAGACGCTTCACAGCGTGGAGAGCCTTGGTAGGTAAGGCTTATCTACCAGCCAGATATTATCACCGCCTTATCGTTGGTTTAACATCGACCTAGTTTTTACAAGTCTAGGAGCTTGATCAACTAATTATCGTCGCAGAAATAACCGCTCCGTAATTTGCCCACTGTCTCGTCGTTGTGATCCCGACCTTCATTACAGGGTGGACTCCCGCCTATAGGTTAGTCCCTCACTACAGGAATGCTGTGTTTACGACAGTAGGATTGTCAGCCAGACCGCAAAATTATGTTTTGAAAAATGCTACAGAAGGGATTCGAACCCATACGACCGAGAAGGTTGCGACCCTTAGCCCCGCCATGTGTAACCAATATCTGTAGCACTTATCAAAACACCCTACACTAACGCAGTAGGCTCGAAAGGGTGATTACAGGTTGCTTGATGTCTTTATAAAACGGCTCTCATCCGACTAACCTTATCGCGCTTTGAATTGGTGAATCGGCACCACACTGACCGATTACATTACCATAGAGGCGCTTATCGCGTTACACCCGTTGATTCACCAAATCAAAACACCCCAGCTTTTAACGAGGCTAGGAACTCATCAACAACGTAATTAAACCACACCTTTTATCATTTTTCTAATTCAAAATACTTATAAGCATTATAGGTTTACCAACCATAGCCGCGACTAGGGATTTCTAGGCCGCGAGGCACAGCGTTCAACACTCGCACTTGATGGAACCATTCCGCCTCTTCGCGCTGCTTACGTCTAACACTGGGGCGTCGTTTGCGCTTAAAGCCGAATTGCTCGTTAAACTCGCGCGACCAGTTAGTTACCGTAGACCTTGCAACGCCAAACTTAATCGCGGTTTGTTCCACGGTATGCGTTTGCTTGTATTCTAGCGCCTCGCGGATAGTCGCCATTGAGAACGTCGGCTTTTTAGAAGGTAGTCCTAAACGGTTGACTTCTCGCAACAGCTTACGCTTTGTGACGCCTAAAATTGATGCGATTTGTGCGCTGCTTTTTTCTGATTCCCATAGATGAATTATTTTGTTTGTGTCCATGTTACCCTCACTCTGGCACAAAGGTGCCGACAATTTTATTTTTAATCATGATGCGCGTTTTCTGCGTTGGCATGTTTCCTGATTTAACCGCATCGACAAAAGCACTAGCACTCATTAGGTCGGTAGGCTTGGTGGTGTGTTGGTGAACATATGCCATGCTGCGATCAAACTTAGCGCCTATTTCTTCCAGTGTCATGCCGTCGTTTCGTAAGGCTCGCATCATTTGAATATCTTCCTCAACCTCCGCTGTTTTACTTTCTCGGACCATACTAAGCCCGTACTCATGCCCATATTTTCTGATCCATTTGAACAGAGTGCTAGGTGCTATTTTAAAATGCTCTACAGTCTCAAGCGCCCCGTGAGTTTGGCGGTATTTCAGCACTTTCTTTACAAAGTTCATCGAGTACATTATTCACCTACCAAGCTGTTCAAGGCAGCGTTAAGTTCTACGGGGTTGATGTCGAACTTCTTGCACGTAGCGCCTTTACTGCCGCGACGCTCGTAGTATTTCTTAATGTTGATGATCTCGTCTCTTGTCAGTTCGCGTTTCTTTGCCGGCACGTAGCTTTTCAACTGTTCTAATATTGGCGCGTCTTCGGGATACGCTAACGTTTCGCGTTCCTCCCAGTTTACCGAATTGCTTACGGATTGCTCTTCTTGTTGGGCGTCTAGGATTTTCATTTGTTTTGCTCCAAATCCATTTCAATGATAAAGGCTAGGCAGCACATAGCGTGTGCAAGGTGGTGTTTGCCGCTCTCAGTGTCGTGAGTTTCACCCATACGATAGGCGGCTAAGTGGCGCATTGCTGCGGCTGTATAACGCTCTGTCGCGTTCTCTACGTTGCGCCACTGGTTCGGTGCGTACTTAGTCGCCCCAAAGGTTAAAACGTCCACAAGCTCGGCTTCTGCGTGCACAGGGATGAGATTGTATAGCGGCTTGCCTGCGTCGTGTTTAGCGCCCACTTTTTCGGCTAAAATGCGCGATTCGATTGATGGTTGTTTTTCTTTTTCTTTTTCTTCAATAAGCTTGTAAGCAATAACGTATTTAGAGCTAACTATTCCGCTCGGTAATTCTTCATAAGAATAAGAACAGTCGTCCCAATATATTTTAGATTTCTCCATTGGTGGCGCGCTCTCTCCCTCAAACAATATTGTCGCCCCTTCTTTGGCTGCGTCGATTCGGGCTTGGCCTAGTACGTCGACGGGTAAAATTAACTGATCAAGACCGCGCGAAGTAAAACCTGAAACCTTTCTTTGTTTTAAGTTGTGAGCATATCGCATGAACGGGTGAGTCCTAACTTCAAGGAATCCGTAGGCGTATTCACCTTCTGAGCAAGCCACCTTCAAAGCCCGAAAGATCTCCTCACCCGCTTCCCCCATCGCTGGCAATTGTCGGCAATCAATGGCTTTACCTTTAAGATCAAAACTACCTTTTTTCATTTCCATAACTCCTGTTCGTTTAGTTGATGGGTATATATTAGCCGCGAATAATGGTCACGGCTAATTGGTTTTATTTATGGTTATAGACCGACTTGATAAAATCTATCAATCGGGTTTGCACAACGCTTTTGCTTTCTAGTGCCAGTAACACTTTTTCGTCGATAGTTCCTTGGCTCACTATGCGGATATTTCGCACCGTCTTTTTCTGCCCTTGACGATCGAGGCGTGCAACCATCTGCTGGTACAGCTCAAGACTCCAGTTGAGGCCATAATGCACTAAGATTGACGATCCCTGTTCCAATTGAACCCCATGGCCGCAAGCTTGGGGATGACCTAACAATATCGGTATCTCGCCTCGGTTCCACTTCTCAATCTGCGAATATTCTTTACCTAGCACCTCGGCATGAGGAAAAGCGGCTAACAGGTCAACTAGGTCAGACTTGAAGTTGTAGGCGACTAACACAGGCTCGCCTTGTGCTTCCTCGATGATCTCTTTCAATACATCAATCTTGGCGTTGTGAACTTTGTTTGTGTTTCCGTTTTCGTCGTATACGTTACCGTTTGCGTACTGCAAAAGTTTATTCGTCAAGGCAGCCGCATTAAAGGCGCTGATCTCAGTATCTTGCAACTCAATAACAAATTCTTTTTCTAACTGCTGATAGGTTTTAAGCTGTGCAGGTGTTAGCTCAGCAAAGCGCGTTATATCTGTACGGTGCGAGTGCTTAACACTAGGTATGTTAAATACAATATCGCTGACGAGGTTGTGTATTTTCTCCTCGGAACCCTCTTTAAGTTCATAACTGTACCCTAGGTAATCCGAGGTAAAGAAACGGTCTTTGAAAGCCGTCATTGTTTTACCAAGTCGCTTACCGCCATCAAGTAAAAATACTTGAGCCCATAAATCCATTAAACTATTCGCTGCGGGGGTTCCTGTTAACTGAATCATGCGGTGGATAAGGGGGTTTACTTTGCGCAGCGCTTTCCAACGGGCGGCTTTACTAGACTTGAACGAACTGGATTCATCTATTACCACACAATCGAACGGCCATCTTCTACCGTAATGTTGAACTAACCACGGTATGTTCTCACGGTTAATTACATACACGTCCGCCTCCTTACCTAAACCCTCTAATCGATCTTTAACAACCCCCGTGCATATGGAGAAAGTTAGGTCGCAAAGGTGCTCCCACTTACGGGCTTCTATGTGCCAGACGGTGTTACTCACCCTCAATGGGGCTATGATTAGTGTTTTGTTAATGTCTAAGGACTCGGAGAGGTCTTTTACCACAGTGAGAGTTGACGTAGTTTTGCCCATTCCTAGCCCCAGCCAAAGTGCGCATTTTTCATGCTGGTTTGCGAACGATATGCTTTTCACTTGATAATCGTGCAGTTGGTCACGTCTTAGCATAATTGACTCCCGTGATTCTTATGGAAACCGTACATACGTTCTGCGTTCTCTCGGGCTTTGATCGCGTCCTCTAGGTTTACATGTCTACCTAGGTAAATATATTTACGTTTTACCGCGATGTACGCCTCCCATTTTTTACAACGCTCCTTCCACGAGACACCTATTCGACCACTAGTGTTATTTCTCAAAGATGTCTTATTCCGACCATTGTCGGTAGCGCTAACCTCTCTTAAATTCGATAAGGCGTTATCCGTTTTATTATGCGAGATGTGGTCAATTTGATCGATAGGCCATCGCCCATGATGTATTGCCCATATTAATCTGTGGATCAGGTATTTCTTGGGTGTTGCACAAAAACTAACGGATGTTATGAGGTACCCATTGCTCGTCAGACTGCCGGCAGGTACTCCACTCAGCTTTCCATTCCATATTTTTGCAGACTGACAGGAGGCGAAATGATGCGCTGGACGCGCTTTCCAATATAAAACACCTTCGCGGTATTCAAATAGGTTATGTATTTCGGATAGAACTAGGGCTTCGTGCTCTTGGCGTGTCATGATAATAACTCCGTCTAAGTTAATCGTCGAAAGGTAACGCGGAAGGCTATGACGTGTAGCTTTTCGGGTGGCCGCCCTATCCGCGTCAATTAGTATAACTCAAATCAAAATATTTTCAAATAATTCAAATCCCGCCTCTACGGAGTCGATCACGTAAACCTCGGCACCGTGGAAGCGCATATCTCGAATAACGATCTCTTGCAGCTTACGGGGCTTTTCGCCTTGGCGCTTAAACTCGATAAAGACTACGCGCCCGTTTCGGATAAACATGCGATCCGGTATTCCCGCAAAGCTGGGCGAGGTGAGTTTGCACGCCCACCAGCCTAACGCCTTTGCTTTATCCGTGGTTTTCTTTTCGATGGTTTTTTCTAGCATCATTTTTGGTAGTTCCTATCAACCCAGCCCTCAACGGCTAGGGGGATTTCGGGACACCATTTAGGGTTGTCGGTCATCAGTTGTTCAAACTCTGGCAGGCTATCCCATTGCTCGTCCACCTCGGCCACGACCTCATCATGTGTCGTAAGAACAAGATCATACCCTGCCGCCTCTAGGTTGTGCATTGCGTGAACGAGAATATCACGGGCGGTCGCTTGTACTACCGATTGAAATACAGAGGAGCCTATGAGCTGCTGACGTACAAATATAGGCTTTTCGCGGTGCTTTTGCATTACCGTGACAGCGGGTATCTGCTTCCCCCATGGTGCGGTAACTACTTCCACCTTTGGGGCGAACCAGCTGATAACCCGACCGCTCGGTAGGCGCAAGCGCAAAAAACGCCCATCACTGGCGATAGTGCAGCGGTTAGTCTCTATCTTGCGCCGTGGTGTTTTCACTGCGGCTAGAATCGCGCTACCAAATGCGTACCATGCGTTCTTGATACCTTCATGTTTGGTGCGGTAAATATCAACCAGTTCTTGTGCTCGCTCAATGGTGATCTCGATACCATATTGAGCGTAGTAGCTTTGCAGACCTTTAGCACCGGCACCGAATACCGCACCCAATACGGCGGGCTTGGCCATTTGTCGCATATCCTTGGTAACATCTTCGTACGCCACTTTATTGATCTCGGTCGCCATATCCTTGTATTCATCGAGGCCGTTACGGAATAACTCCAAGTGACTATCCTCGTAACCTATCCACGGGGCAACACGGTTTTCAATGGATGAATAATCGTAATCCACGAACTTCTTACCTTTTGATGCTTCCAGTGTGGGTCGGATGATGCTTGATAGAGGCTCGATCTTCAGGCCGTAGCTCATTTCATAAGCGTCTAGGTCACAATCGGCTATGATGTGATAGGCGCGAACAGCGTCTTTTTCAGAACCTCGCGGTATATTCTGCAAATTCAACCCGCCACGGCTGGCATAACGCCCCGTATTCGCCCCGTGATACATGTACGCACCTTTAATGCGGCCCTCGTGTGCGGTGTCGATCAACACGTCGAATTTCTTGGGTGATGTCATGGAGGCTTGCTGGCGAATCTCTAGCACCCGTCGGATATTGGCCGGTAACTCTTTTGTGAGTAGTTCACGAACCACGTCTTTAGCTAGTCCTGTGATCTCAAACCCCTGTGCCGTTATCCATTTAGCCAGCGCGGCCGCCTGCGATGCGGAGGCGATGCCCGTCAGCGCGTAAAGTTCTTCGTTCAACGCCTTCTTAACGTCCATTGCCAACTCTTTAAAGTGCTGGGCGTTTTTCAAATTAACCGGAACGCCTCGCAAGTTCATGCGTTGAGTCATTAGCCACGTGTTTTGCTCGTAGTCGCTCAGCTCACGGCATAGCAGCGTAGCTTCACGCATGGATGCCACGTCGTCAACCGCATACGAGATAAACTCTGCCCACTTTTCGGGGTGGTCCTGCGGCATGTTTCGGGCACCCGCTTTGTTTGGGCAACAGAAGAAGCGAATTAGTGCTTTGCCGTTCGCCTGTTTACCCACCTCAGTGCCGAGTATTTGCGTGAATTTGTCTAGGCTTGCGGGCAGGTGGTTGCTTGATGCAATCGCCATAGTATCGCGCATTTGCTCCAGTGTTAGCGGCAGGGTTCTACGCAGCGCCAAGAAATCAAACAGCGCGTTGTGGGCGTAGACTGGTACGCCTGCGGCTATCGCGTTAATCAGATCAACGGGCAATGGTTCATGCTCTTGCCACACCTGTACCGGTTCGTTATCGAAAGCATACGTTAGGATGATAGGTTCACAGTTATCGGTGTAATTAGCCACACCACGACTTATATCGGTGTCTGAGTAGGTTTCAGAGTCTAACCATATACGGTTCGGGGTCTGCATCCTTTTTACTCCTTAGAATTAAAAAAGCCCCCGTTAGGAGGCTATCAGTAAAGATTTACAGCTTAAAACAAGTCGTCTTCGTCATCGAATGCGTCAAATTCGTCAACAGAGGCCGTACCGTCAACACCGAAGGTTTCACCGTCTTTAAGGAACTGGATACCGCTCAGATTACCAAGGATCTGTTTACCACCTTTAGGGTGGTCCGAGTACCACAATGAAATTATGGCGTTCACATAGCACCCCGCGTAAGGCTTGCCGTCTTCTTCTGTTAAAGGCGTTTTGTCGCGGTCGATGATCGTAACGCGCTTAGTGGAGCCGCCTTTGAAGGCCATGTGATTTGCATAACCGTCGTAATCTTTTTCGTCCCCGTCAATTAGGCAAGTGCGCTTTAATGACTTAGGCACTTTACCCGCACCGAAGGTTTCAACTGCAAAGTCATCAACCAGTTTTTCAAGTGCTGCAATTTGATCGGCTTGATCATCCTTGTGCAAAAGGAAAGTAGCTTCAAACTTGGTTTCTTTACCTTCAAAAACAGCCTTTTTCCAGATAGCAGGGAACGATAGGCGGACGTTTTTAAGTTGCATTTTAGTGTTCATAATTTATAGCCTTTAATCAGTTTATGGTTTTATGTAGCTCGCTGCTACGGGATTAATATTAAGCCTTACGAATTATAAAGTAAAGCTTTATTTTACAAAGAATCAAACATTTCTGTTACGGACTCGATCGCTTTGCGTTTGTCGGACTCTGGTACCACGGTTGGCGCGCCTTCTGCCTTAACGGTTAGGTCTAGCTCGTTGAACTCTTTTTTACCGATCATCTTCTCTAAGTCGCCCAAGCCTTTCAGCTTTTTATTAAACGCCTCGTCGCCTAGTCGCTCGCTCAGGACTTGCTCCGCTTCGGGTTTGAGTTTACGGTTTGATCTACCCGCCACCAGCTTATACCCTGTGAAGCCTTCGCCTGATTCTAAACGTTCTTTAACGTGGTCTTTTACAGCGTTTAGGAACGACGCGATAAGGTCGGCATTGTCTAGCACCAGTTTAAGTTGATCATCGTTTAGGCGGCCCGTGGTGCAGTCGGTCAGGTCGTCAAACTCGGCACTAATGACTTTTTGCGTATGCTCGAACAGTGCGGGGCAAGTCGCCTTTGCGGGACAGAACTTACACGCTTTTTCGCTTGGGTCGTATACGCCATTATCGCCAAGGGCTTCAATCGCTCTACCTTTGGCCCACGTCGCCCACTCTAACAAGTCGGTAACACTAATATCCCACTGCGAGAAGTTATGAATGCGCGGCTGTACAATGTGAACCGTTACCTTGTCTATGTCGTAGATAAAACCATACTCGTTCAAAACACCAATGGCGTAGAGCATCGCTTGGCTGTTATCTTCGGCATAAACAGGTACGCCTTTCCCAAATTTTAAATCCAGACAATGGAGATGATTCTCTTTTGCGTTGACCACTAAGGCGTCAGCGGTACCAAAGCCGTCAGGGATGTAGTTAGAGAAATCGACTCGCTGTTCTGGGTACAGGTCGCCGCCTAAGTCGCGCACGTAGTCGACGTATGTTTGAACGTGCTCGACCATTTCAGCATCGACCACCCCACCTTCAATAGTGTGACCTAGGTAGTGTTCAGCATCATTACCCGAACGAAGGCAAAGATCCGCTACTTCGTGCGCTCTAGTGCCTTCTTGAGCAAAGGCGCTGCTCTTGTTAGGCAGATCAGCACACGCCTTGATGCTGGCTGTACAGGACAGCCAGCGAGCGGAGGATGACGCGCTAAGCGTCGCATGTTTTTTAGTCATAATTCAAAACTCGAATCGCAAACCGCAATGCGGAATGTCTTTCTAAAATCCGATAGGCGCTTAGATTGGTTCAGTTCCTCTGTTAGATTTTCTATCAACACCTGAGCGAAGTAAACTTGCTCTTGCAACATTTCAAATGATCTAGGGTTCACGTCATCCTCGATGACCGTATTCAAGGCTTTATCCTGTTCAGCAATGTACGCGTGACACAGTTGAAGGTCGTTCGGGTCTAGGTTGTAATAACGCTCTAACTCGTCGAGCGTCATGCTGTTCAGTTGGGCTTGCGTGAAGGTATTTTTAACGCGGGATTCTATTTTGTACACCATTTCGTCCCCTCGCCCGTGCAAATAGCCCTTTGCGGTTTCTATGATTGCTCGATTACCATGTATGGCAATACACTCAAACCCGTACCACTTTATAGATTCACCGCTTTTAATAAAACGCTGATAGGCTTCTCGGGACGTGTACGAACCTTTATCGCCCACTCGCGGGATTGCGCCATTTACTATGAAAGTATCCATTAGGCTCCTCCTACTAGGGCACGATACATTTTTGAAACGTATCTCGCTTGGTGCTTTGCGTCATCTAGCGCGTGGTGAGGAGTACCCTCAAACTCAACACTCTCCCGCTTGATACCTTTCAGCTCGCCCATTTCAACTACAGTGCGAACGTCGCGTACCGCCCAAAAATCCCAGGGTACACGACCGCGATACTGTCGAATACAATCCTCTAGCATGGAAATATCGAACGTAGCCCCGTTACCCCACACCGTGGCACCTTTGTTTGCGTTTATAAATTGAATGAGACCTCGCAAGGCTTCTTTCATGTCTTCCTTGCCTTTTACTACGGCACTACGGGCCGCATCACTTTGACCTAACCACCACTTAACAGTCGATGCGTCAGGGGTTCTACGTTCACAAGCGGATTCAAAATCAATTGCAACGTAGAACGTATTGCCCAGCTCGCCCGTCATCGGGTCAAAATATACGGCACCAATAGCCACGATAGGGGCTTGTGGTGTTTTGCCTAGTGTTTCCAAGTCAATCATTAAATGTTTCATTAGAACGCCCCTTTTTCGATTGCGTCGATTACTAACGCGAACTTAGATTCGTCCAGTTCGCTCACACGATCAGCGCCATGGCTTTTCAGTAGTGCTTGCAACGCGCCTTTTTTGCTCTTGTCCGCTTTCATCACTTCGGTGACTTTGGCGCGCACGTCGTCTAGCGTGTAGACCTGTTCTGTTTGTGCCGGTGTTTCGGCTTGTACTGGCGTTTCGGCTTGTACTGGCGTTTCGGCTTGTGGCGTTTCGGTTTTAGGCAATGTCGCATTTTCGGGGATTAGGCGATGAGTAGAGTTGATCAGGCCTGAATCAGATAGACTTGCCCCCTGAGAATCTCGTAAAACACTCGAGTGCATTGTTGTCAATACAACACCCCCGTCGGAGCTTTCTCGAGCTAACAACATAAGTTCCCCGTCTATGCTACCTACTAGTAAGAACTCGGTGTTAGGTTTGATTCCGCCATGTTCCGCGTAATTCTCTAGGTTAGCGTTATCATCCGCGTAGCGCACTAGATGGTTACACTCTACATTTGTGCTCTCAAGCTCCGATGCTACTTTACGTAAGGCGTTTATAAGATCGATGTTCATAACTGGTTTCCTTTTAGTTGCGTTTTAGAGTGTAGGATAATAGAGGTTGACCTTCGGAGGCGGTAGAACCCGTCATAGTGTTGCGCCAACATAGATATCACGTCTTCCATCATGCTCACCCTCTTATTTAGTTTGTACTAACGATTGATATATTAAAGCAATCGTTGTAATATATCAACTATCAATTTAAAAAAGAGAGGATTGAGGATGATCGAGGAAAAATTAGAACGCTTGAAGGATTACTTCGGGAGTTATACCAAGGTGGCGATTGCATTGGAGATTACGCCGCAGGCAATTAATGAGTGGCGCGTTAGGGGTAAGGTTCCGGCTCTATCTGCGGTTAAGATTGAGCGTGTCACGAAAGGTGCGATCAAGGCGATCGAGTTGGCCGAATAAAAAAGCCCCGAAGGGCAATAATATAAACCATACAGTGGGATTATAGCATGTTAGATAAAGAATGGTTAAAGAATGTACTTGACCAGTGCACATCTAGAGGTTTACGGACAATTCCCGTAAGAGAAAAAACCCCCATCAAGAAGCACGGAAACGGTGAAGACTATAAGGACGTTTCAGATTACCGCAATGCGGATAGGGTAGCAATTAAGCTAGGTGAGATGATTGCGCTAGATTACGACGGTAAGAAAGAGGGCGTAATTTCTATTGAGGATTTAGAGGAACAACTAGACCTTGATTTAGTCGGAATGCCTGCAATGTTCCAAGTGAATGATTTAGGTAATTCTATTCATTGGTTGTTCAAGTTGCCTGATGATTTCACAGCAGATTTAAAAGCGAGTGCAATTAACGCTTGGCCTAGAGTGGATGCGTTGACAGGCTCTTACCTTCTACACCTTTCGCCTGAAAAGATCATTAACTGGTCAGCTATGGACGATTTGGAAGAATGTCCCTCAATAGCACTTGAGCGACTCGGTACTGGATATTCTAAAGAAATTGACGGTAACGATGACGATATGGGGTTGATGGAAGCCGTAGAAGCGGATAATCGTGTTGAATTGAATGACGATGAAGTGCGATTTTACCTTAGTAAGCTAGATCAAAGCTACCTAGATAACCGCGACAACTGGTTGGGAGTCGGTATGGCGCTGCATCATCAGTACAGCGATGATATCGAGGCGGGCTGGTTAATTTTTGATGAATGGTCACAAGGATCGGAACACTACGACGAATCAAGAAACCGTGCATCATGGGATTCATTCGGCAAACGCAGCTCGATCAACGCTAGAACCTTTGCGTCAGTGATTCACGCAGCAGGTGGCATGAGTGCTAAAAACGATATGCTTTTTGGCGAGTTAGTACAAAGCATTGAATGCGCGAAATCTACTAAAGACATTGAGCGCATTTGCGGTAAGGTTGCCGATTCAAAATTAAATTCAATGCAAGTAGACAGTTTGGCCGCGAAGTTGGTTGTGACCTATGCCGAGGTAACAAATACAAAAACCACTAAGGCGGCTGTATTAAAGCAAATTAAACTGTCTCGTACAGAGACACGGGGCGGGGATTTTATAGACGATTACGTCTTTATGAGTTCAGAGTCTAAATTTGTGCATCGTGAGACCAAGGAACTGATGGGTAAGGAGGCTTTCAATATTGTACATGGTCATCAAACACCTAATGACGAGGATGGCAGACCGTTAGCCGCTTCTCAGTACTGTATAGGTCGTATTGAGGTAGTCAACAAATCAATGTATTTCCCGAAGGCGGCAAGTATTTTTAATCACGACGGTGTTATGTACTTGAATGAATACCGCCCCTCGCCATTGGTTAGTGTCGAGCCTGTTACCGATTTAGTGGATCGTGTGAAAGCTCACATTGCGCACATACTACCTGATGAGCATGAGCAAGAGTTAGTTATTAACTACTTAGCGCATAATGTTCAGCACGTAGGTAAAAAGATTCAATGGGCGATCATATTACAGGGCGTACAAGGTGACGGTAAATCATTCATAAGCGAAATGATGCAGCACGTTTTGTCAATAGGTAACGTGCGTATATTGTCCCCTCAAACATTGGAGAGTAGCTCGTTCACTGGTTGGGCAACTGGGCAATGCATGACTTTTATTGAGGAAATGAAGGTTGGCGGGGGTGCGAGGTATGACGTTATTAACCACATGAAGCCTTACATAACCAATGACGTTATAGAGGTTGTGCGAAAAGGTAAAGACCCTATGACAGCGGTTAATACCACTAACTACATGGCGTTTACCAACTTTAAGGATGCTATGCCGTTGGATGATTCTGATAGACGGTATTGCGTGTTAGCGTCCCAGTGGCAAAGTAAGGCAGCTATTGAGGCGTTTAACAACGCAAACCCGTCCTACTATTCGGATTTGTACGAGGCGCTTAGGGAAAACGCGGGAGAGATTAAATGGTGGTTAGAGAACGTAGAAATCCCTGAGTGGTTTTATGCTACTAAGCGAGCGCCTGAGACAAACGCAAAACGTTTAATGATTCAAGATTCTATGCCTATGGGTATGCAATTAGTCATCGATGCGTTAGACGATTTTGAAGATGAGGTAATGGAAGGTGACGAGCTTAACATTTCAGCACTTCAACGAGTGGCGGATGAGAATAGCAACCTAGATGTGAAATATAGAGACTTTCCTAAGACGAGTGCGCTGTCTAAATTCCTAGGAAATTTAGGTTGGGAGAAGTCGGATAGACGACGACCTAAGAATGATCCGCATGGAAATAAGGTGACTTTCTACAAAAAGTAGCTCTGGTCACAAGTGAAACCCTATGATAGGTCAATATGTGTGACCGAGGTAAGCCGTTGATAATCAACGGCTTTTTTACTTCTGGTCACAATGGGCAAGGTCAAAGCATGTTACCCTTATATGTGTGTATGTATTATGTATTTACTATTTAGTATTTACACTTCTATATACACATTTATAATTTACTTAACTATGACCAATATGACCAAGAATAGAGAAAAGGTAAGTATATCAACGGTTTAACTGAGGTCAAAGTGCCTTGGAGCTATGGGATAGGTCTGGACGACCTTGACCCAACACAAAACGCCTATCAAAACACCCAAACCCATAAATAAAACCAATTGGATAGTATTCGCGCCACAGGGGATACTATCCACATCGACAACACAAATGGAGAAAGCAAAATGACGACATTCGACTACGTGTATAGAGACGAAGATGTAACCGTTGAGGTTACCGACTACATGCCAGCTACACCCGTCATCATTACGGGTAGTGGTTATGGTGATGCGGACGCCGGCGAACAGGAATACATCGAGTTCAACATCATGGATGACTCGGGTGAAGTAGTAGCAACTGAGCGCGATGTTACCCGTGATGAGTTTTTTGAAATCTTGGCAATTTACAAGAAGGTGGTGGAATGAGCCTAGACGAGCTTAGCCAACACGTTCACGGGTGTGATTTTGACCACGCGCCCGTGGATTGGCAACGAATGATTCAGAACATGGTCAGCAAAGGCGTCAAATTCAGCCTCTGAGGGGCGTTTAACGGGTTTTAGGGTTTAAGTAATACCAACACTAGGGTAGGGGTTTAAAATGGCTAAGAGACGCAAACAGAACTCAAACATGAAACGACTAACTCTAGTCAGCCAGTATGTCATGAAGGGGCTAGCGATTGCTTACACGTTAGAGCAGAAGGCGAGCTTCATTAATTTGCGATCCAAGCAGTTGATGCCAGCAACACAAGAAATGATCATTGCTGCAAAAGAAGTGCAACACAATTGGCGGGTGTACATCGCGGTGATGCTCGAAAACCAAGTAGGCGAGCGGTACGTTAAAATTGAAGATTGCACGCCTGAACGTCGATGTTACCAAGAAGACATGTTGGAACACCTGAACAATCAACATATCAAGCTGGTGGATTCAACCAAGCTGGCAGACCGTGTAAACCTTGGATGGGTAGCCGTGCCGAGCGGTGTAGAGTTGACAGAGGCACAAGTGGTCGAGCTTTTGGAGTGCTTACCATGTTGGGATCAATACGAGCGAGGCGAGATCAAGAGCGAACGTGATAAGGCGCGGGAACGTGCGGAATTAATTAGACGATTGGAGGCAATAGCATGATGACAATAACAACACTACGAAAGCTGGTAGCACTCAAGCGAAAAGCTGATCGGTTTACTGATTCATTACCTATGTCAATCAATGCGGCATTTTTCGACAATGACTTGTCTACCTCATATTACGCCATGGTCGATTTGCTGATCGGTGAATTGTGTGAAGGATATCAATCCGATCACGTCGAATGGCTGTTGTATGAATGGCACCCGACCAAAAACATTATGATCGTTGATGGTGTTGAGTTTAATTTTAAGACGGAAGAAGAGTTTTACGACTGGTTGGTTAAAAACGAGGATTGGCAATGGAAGATATAAATTGGCAGGAAATCAAAGCGCAGCACTTAGAGGAAATGAAGAATATGAACATCGAAGAGTTTAAGAGATTTTTCTTCGGTGAGTTTAATCCCGAAGGTGTAAAAGACTTCAAGTGGAACGATCCTAGAGTCTACCCGCCGGTGGAAGTTGAGATACTGATAAAAACCTCTGATGGCGTCGTCAGAGTAACAAGACCAGCTTGTTATGTGAACAGCGTAGAGAATATGGTATATTTAGACAATGCAGGGCGACGCTATGAAGGCGGGCGCCCGTGGCGATATACGTGAGGTAACAGGATGGCGGTAAGATTAAAGAAACAAGACGTGGAGCGATTGGCGCCACAGATTGAGCGGCTTATTCTAGAGGGTCGGTCAAAAGAGGATATTTGCAAAGAGCTTGATATTTTTAAGGGTGCGGTGAATATGTATCTGCGCAATCATGCCAGTGCAGATATTCGAGAAAAAGCGTTGACTAATGGGCAAAACTAAAGTAGCAAAAAGTAGTTTAAACATGGTATGGAGTTTGCATGGCTAACACAACAGGACGAAAATATGGGGGTCGCACAAAAGGCACCCCAAACAAGAAGACACAAGAGATTCTAGCACTCATAGAAGATACGGGTTGTATGCACCCAATCACAGGGTTAGCTAAGATTGCTCAACAGACCTATGATGAAGGCGATTTTGCCACGTCAATGGGTGCGTTCAAAGAATTGGCGCAGTACGTAGCACCTAAGCGAAAAGCGATTGAACACAGCGGTGAGATTGAAACCAAAGATCCGTTTGTCATTGTAGTGCAGAATCCCGAAGGTCAATAAGGCCTTTTTTTTTACATTGGGGTATGGGATATGCAAATTAAACTGAGCAAACCGCAATCAGAGGTATGGCGGTCTGACGTACGCTTCAAGGTCTGCGTTTCAGGCCGTCGTTTTGGTAAGAGCTATCTATCGCTAACATGGTTAATCAATCAGGCCGCGACAAAACAAGGGGTGCATTTCTATGTCGCCCCTACTTTCGTTCAAGCCAAACAGATTGCGTGGCGCCTACTTAAAGAGCTGGTCGGTGAGCACGCGATAAACAAAAACGAGTCTGAGCTATTAATTGAATTACCCAACGGCTCGGTTATACAGCTAAAAGGGGCAGAGAATAGGGACGCTTTGCGGGGTGTATCACTCGCCTCGCTAGTACTAGATGAGTTTGCGTTCATGCAAAAAGAAGTATGGACGGAAGTTTTACGCCCCGCCACGTCCGATCAGCAAGCGCCTGTATTGTTTATCACATCGCCAGCGGGGTGGAACTGGTCCAAAGATCTTTATGATTACGCGAAAAGTGGTCAAGATAAAAACTGGGAAGCGTGGACGTTTACAACCGCCGATGGTGGTAACGTAAAGCCCGAAGAAATAGAAGCAGCAAAACGTGAGTTACCGCTAAAAACCTTTGAGCAAGAATATCTTGCCAGCTTCACCACGTTAGCAAACAGAGTTTACAGCAATTTCGACAGGGTTAAAAATGTCAGTGTCGATCTTGTCATGACTGACCAGTTGAGCGAGCTATATTTGGGCCTCGACTTTAACATTAATCCAATGACTTGCGTGATAGGTAGTAAAGTTGGCGATCAGTTGCACATCATTGATGAGATCAGTATGGAAAACTCAAATACCACGGAAATGGCGCAAGAGATAAAAAGGCGATACCCTAACCACAGAATACGAGCCTACCCTGACCCAGCGGGTAGAGCCCGTAAAACGTCGGCAGCTGGTGGTGTAACGGATTTCACGATATTGGAACAAGCAGGGTTCACTGTTATAGCGCCTATGAAGCATCCAGCCGTGGCCGATAGGGTTAACGAGGTTCAAGCTATGCTATGCAACGCATTAGGCGAAAGGCGCTTGTTTATCCATCCTAGATGTAAGTTCATGATAAAATGTCTTGATGGTCTGACTTATAAGAAGGACACGAATCAGCCAGATAAGGCCAGCGGATTAGACCACATGGTAGACGCCCTTGGCTACTTGGTGCACTCCGAGTTCCCAATCATCAAACCCGTAACCAACATCAACTTTAATTTCTAGCCACAAAAAAGCCCTCATATCGAGGGCTTTTTATTATTCAAGGTTATTACTCAATAACCCCTTCATTCATCTTAATCAGCGCCTTGATATTATTCGCCTCAAAGTCCCATTTCTGGAATTGCGCGTAATCGCCTTCATCGCTTGCCGCCTTTGCTTTTGCTTCGCACTCAGCTAAACGCTTTTGTAACCATTCTTGATTGTTGCTCATTCTTGATCTCCGATTTCTTTCTTTAGTTGTTGAACAATCCCGCGGATCGCCTGTAATTTTTCCTCTAATTCCACAACGCGACGCGCCAATGCGTAAGGTGCCATAGTGTCGCTTAACTCGGTGGCTCGGTCGTGTATTTCGAAGTTGTCTTTCATCCTCAAAACTCCTTCTTGTAAAATTCGATTGCAGCCTGTTTGCCTTGCGTCACGTAAACGTAAGCCATGACAGCTAAGCCGCTTATTATAAACACAACGCATACAGCTACAACGAACAACGCCAGAATAAACAACTCGTTCATGATTCACCTCGGGCTTTTGCTAATAGCGCCTTGATTTCATCCGTTTTAATTAGGCCCTCTAGACATAAGAGCTTCTCAAGCATCGCGTACATTTCGACATTGATAGACTCCAAGTCGGACACTTGCGACACAATAGAATTCCAGTCGTCTATAGGGCATATAATAACGCCATCACATGCGGTTCTACGCTCTCGAAATATTGTTTCTAGGTCTTTCATTTCTTTTCTCCTAATTTCCAAGTGTAGCCGCGACCTTGGCAACGAGGGCATGTATCTGCCATGGTGTTTGAAACCTGAATGTATTTAGGACATTCAACACGCTCGCGGGTTTCGCCTAGGGTGTAGGCTCTAACACCTGCATTACACCATTTCCCCCACAGATACCACATTATCGGCTTTTCTCTGTATGGTGAGTCATTATCAACAATCAAAAAAGATCCATCACTAAACGATACTTTTTTCACTCTCTGCATAAAAGACATATCTCTGGTTATATCGCCATCCCAAACATGCCAAATTTCTTTAGCCGCCATTTCAAACCCTCCTAATCTCTAAGTCTCACAATAATAGCCCAAGCGATAACGTCCGTATAATTGGTATTTCCTATGTGTTGGGCAATAATGATACAATCAGCCTATTAGACTAACGGAGTCAGAGAATGAGCATCATCACAACACACCCACAGTACGCATTAGCGCAAGCCCGATGGATGAAGAACCGCGACTTTTGCGCGGGTGAAATGGCGGTAAAGCTAAAAGGCCGTGAGTACTTACCAGACGACAACGCGAAATACATCGCAGGCGTGCCACAGAACGAGTCTATAAGCGGGCCAGCTGATGATCCATATAAATACGAGCGCAAATACCAGAACTATTTACGTCGTGCCTCCCTGTTGACGATTGCACAGCACACGCGCAACGGCTTGACGGGCATGGTGTTCAACGAACTGCCCACGTATCAGATTGCGCCAGAACTGGACTTTATCATTGAAAATGCAGATGGTAGCGGTCAATCACTCATTCAAACGTCAAAGCATTGTGTTAGTGAGGTGTTAGAAGTTGGGCGAGTCGGGCTATTGTCCGATATGCCGTCAATCGGTGAGGCTGTATCACGAGCAGAAGAACAGGCGCTCAATATTCGCCCTCGTATTCTAGTTTACACAGCGGAAAATATCGTTGACTGGGACGAGGACACGATTGGGTCACGGACGTTTCTGAATTACGTCAAACTGCGTGAGGCATATTACGAGCGTGAGAACTATCGGACAGGTTACGGCTCGCTTAAATACCGTTATCGTGTTCTCGAGCTGGTGGATGGTGTTTATAACCATTCTGTGTTCGATGAGAACGGGGGGCAGATCGGGGAGACCGTGCAGCCTAAAATGTCAGGCGGTAAATCGTTCGATTATCTACCGTTCCACTTCATCGGTGCTGAGAATAATAAGCCTGATGTCGATGACGCGCCTCTGTCTGGCATTGTGGATATTAACGCGAGCCATTACATCAACAGCGCAGACAACGAGCAGCTTAACCACCTGTATTCGTTAGCCACACCTCATCTTGACGTAGGTGTAAACCAAACGTCTGAGGCGTTCCAATCGGCTAACCCTCGCGGCATTGAAGCAGGCCAAGGTGTGGTTACTCAAGGCGGTGGCACGTTCACGCTTAACCAGATACAAGCGAACGGCTCACTGTCTGAACTAATCGACAAGAAAGAAGCACAGGCTGAAAAGATCGGGGCACGATTCGCAGGCGAGGGCAACAGTAAAGGCGTAACAGCCGAAGCCGCCCGTATGAATGCGGCCTTTACTACTGCAACATTGACTACCGTGGTCGGTAACGTATCCGAAGGTCTTGAGGCGGCTCTAGAGGATTGCGCTGTTTTTATCGGTGTGAGCGTTGAAGCGATTGAGTTCAACCTGAATACGTCGTTTTATGGCCAGCAACCGAACTTTGAGTTAGGCGCGTTCTATAACGGCTTGTACGATGCAGGGCGCATAACTTGGGATAATTACGTTTCTCTAATGGCGTCTATTGGTATTGAGATAAACGGGGAAGGCTAGACAGCAAAAAGCCCTCTAATTGAGGGCTTTTTCTATTCTCTCCTTAGCTATTTCGAAGTACCCTTCGTCCATTTCAATGCCGATAAATGAGCGGTTTAGGTTTTTAGCCGCTACGCCTGTGGTGCCTGAGCCCATAGTAAAATCTAACACCGTTTCGCCTTCGTTGGTATAGGTTTTTATCAGGTATTCCATCAAGGCAACGGGTTTTTGGGTTGGGTGCAGCGTTTTACCTTCTGATTTTATTTCCAGAACATCTCTGGGCCAGTTTGTAAATTCTTGCAGATATTCTTTTGCGTCCCTTTTCCCGTAATTGTCAGAATTACCACCTTGTTTGGTAATTGTGTTTTTTAAAACTAGCCCTTGAGCATTGTAAGTTCCAGTTGATTTTTTATCGCAAAATACAGTTATTATTTCGTGCTTTCTAACGGGCATCCTTTTAGCGTTTAATACTCCAGTTATTTTTGATTTTACCCAAACCCACTCATAGCAAAACATTTCTATGTTACTGGAAATCAAAATGCTGGCAAATGGGTTTGCCGCCGTCATAACTATCGCCCCATTAGGCTTAATTACCCGCTTCAACTGCTCCCACATTGGTTCCAACGGGATAATAGAATCCCACTTGCACGCCGTTGTGCCATAAGGTGGATCTGCCAAGATCATATCAACACTACCATCGGGTATCTCTTTCATTCGTTCAAGGCAATCGCCTAACATTAAACTAATCATACTTCTCACCTCACCAAGGGCTAAGCAGCAAAAACGCCACTCCGCCACACCATGCAATTGCTATTAAATCGAACATAACTCGTTCCCCCTATTCAATACAACCATACTAGCCCACAAGCCGCTTAGCATCTAATTGGAATTTGCTATATAATCAGGTCATATCAATAGGGGTTATCTATGAGCGCAACGTCATTTCTTGAGTCATCACTGACTCGCCACATCGTGTATTTGCAGCGTTATGCGGCAGGTATCAACAACGAACAGCGGGAACTATTTAAAGCCCTCGCTGCGTCGTCCCGTGCGCTTTTGAATGATAACCTGACATCGTTTGCCCGTGCTCGCTTAAACGTGAACATTCAACAGCTCAACGCCCTTATTGACGAAACGTTCGATGTATACAGCGAGCGAGTACAAGCGCAATTGTCTGAGCTAGCCGAGTATGAGACGGGCTTTCAATACAACGCCTTGCAGGCGGTTATGACGCCAACATTGGCCGCGATCCCCGTTGAGCGTTTAGAAGCGTTACTCACTACTGAGAAAATGAAGCTGGTAAGCGGCAAAACGATCAAAGAGTTTACGCTTGCCGAGATGTTCGAGGATTTCCGCGAAGCCACTAAGGCAAAAAGTGCCGATCTGATACGCGCCACAATTGATACAGGCGTTGCTAACGGTGACAGTGCCGACACTATAGCTCGACGTGTAGCGCGTGTTGTGGGTAACGACATTGGCTTACCTAACGGCACTATACAAACATGGTCGAAAACTAACGTGCTGACAGCCGTTAATCATATTAGCCAGCAAGCACGAAACGAGATTGTACGGGCGAACAGCGAGTATTTAGAGTTTGAGAAGTGGAGCAGTACGCTCGACGGCAAGACTTCACTAATTTGTATATCGCTCGACGGTAAGACTTGGCCAGTGGGCGAGGGTCCGTATCCACCACAACACCACCGTGAACGATCAGCTCGCCTCCCTTGGATTCCGCCAGAATACGCGATCATCAAGAAGTCAGAGCGTGCCAGTATGAACGGTCCCGTCGATAGTCGCACAACGTATGGTGGATGGTTACGCGATCAGTCACCAGAATTTCAGGATGATGTACTAGGCGTTGAAAGGGCAAAGCTGTTTAGAAGCGGCAAGGTTAGCGTAGACAAGTTCACCGATGACAGTGGCCGGACGCTAACGCTTGCACAGTTGAGGGAGCGGGAAGGGGTTACGCTGGGTTAATTCTTTAGGTAAACGTCCCGATTCGATATAACGTGATAATCTCCGAATCGGTCTTCCACTACGATCCGACCATCGCTATCAGGTTTTGAGATTATCACAGTGCAATCTTTCCTGACGCCTGTATCATTAAAAGTATGCGTGTACGCGTCGCGCTCTAATTCCTCCGCCATTCGAATAAATTCGTCCATTTTCCATTCGTCGGGGCGATCTGCTCGCCATTGTCGCAATTTATCGCTTAATTTCATTTTATTCCCCTTTGTAAATTCCAAGTTTTCGCAAATACGCTAAGACCAGAATGGTGGACGCGCAAATTAGCGGGCCCCCAATCAAAGCCATAAATACAAGGAAAGCGAATAGATTATCCATTATTTTGCGCTCATAAAATCATATAGTGAAATGGAGGTTCCGCAAGTTACGAACTCAACCAAGTAGCTACGCGCTTCTAGTTGTGTCCAGCCTTTCTTAGAAATTAAAGACTGCATAAATATGCTTTTAAGATTGTTGTTTATAATTGCGTTTGCTTTAGATGCTTTCATATTCATTTGCTCCGTTTCGTTAGTTGATGAATACATAATAAACCCAACTAACGAAACGGTCTAATTGCAAATATTTATCGGTTGCCTAGATCACCATAGAATTTCTCTATTAAAAAACTTCCTAGCTTCGGAGAGACCCGCCTTTTTGCGTTACACTCTAAGTCTTGCGACTCGCGATTTAATTAAATCTAATGTGCGTAACTGTGTATCACTAATTCTACCGAAACAAGCGTGGTCTAAAGCCACTCCTACTATATCAATACCCTGAAAACGATCTATTCTATTTAAATTCGAAAGCGGAATTATTTTTAAATCGTCTCGTCCTAGCGCGGATGCCAGCTCAATGGCGTAGAACATTGATTTTTCAAGCGGCCAAATGTATATAGCTCCCGCAGTGGCGTCTAGCATTTGCTTCCTAGTTTGACCTTTCATCATGCCACCTCTCAACAAGACAATGGATATGGTATTCTTTTGCGCTTCTAAAGCCATGGTCTCGGTCATTGCACGGCTCCGCACCACAGCAGCAAAGCTCATCACTTATAGATCGATATTTAAACCTATAAAATTTTGTCATAAACCATAACTTAAATCGCTTCACCGTCTCAACTCCCACAACGCCCTAACCAGCACCAGCGGCCAAGTTATCAGCACAATCGCCCACGTATGGCCGCATGTTAAGTGCGGGTTCTTCTCAATAGCGTGATAGGCTGTGCCTAGTCCGATGATCACCCATAAGGCGTAAATTGCGTATGCTGTTAGCATGTTATGTACCTCGTCAATTAATCTCACAGCCATATTAGCCCCGTAGCCGCCACCTATCCAATTGGTTTTACCTATACATTTGCAGTAGATAATAGGAATGGGCTATAATTGGCCTAAGTGTCGAGCTGGGTGCTGGGCATGAATTAATTAGTGGGGGAGCCACAGGATGCTAAAGTTTAAAGTTTTATCGTTGGATGAAGTAGAAGAACAGTTTCGCAGTTTATACACCGAGCAAGAAGACGGTTCGTTTCAACTAGGTGTAGACGGTATAGATGACGCCTCAGAACTAAAGGGCGCACTAGCAAAAGAACGACAGGCGGCTAAAGAAGCCGAGCGACGCGCTAAAGAGTTAGAGCGTAAACAGCAAGAGTTGGAAGAAGAGCGACTCAAAGAACAAAATGATTTCAAGAGCCTATACAGTCGAGCCAATGAAAAAGCTCAGGCGCTTGAGGATCAGATTAAACAACGCGACGCACAAATGCGCGAGAAGACCAAAGATTCAATTGCACAAGCCATTTCGTCTGAAATTGCGATTGATGGCTCTAGCGCCCGATTATTAAAGCGTGAAGCGTTGGAATTTATCGAACTAGAAGACGACCAAGAGGTGTTCCGTATCGGCGGTGTAACAGTTGATCGTAGAGCAGTTATTGAGCATTTGAGTACCGAGTTTCCACGTAATGTCAAAGGCTCAGGCGCATCGGGTGCAGGCGCATCGGGTGGCGCAAATAGTGGGGGATCCGCTACAGTAAACCCTTTCAAAAAAGGTGAAAGTTTTAATTTAACCGAGCAGGGTAGACTAATGCGGGAAAACCCGACACTAGCGGCCCAGCTTAAAAAACAAGCTGAATAAGTAGAGGATTTCTCATGGCTGAATTTAAAATTGCGGATTTGTCTAACAACCTAGACATTTTCAACCAATATGTAACAGAACGCACGTCCGATATGGCGAACCTTGCCTTATCTGGCATTATGGTTAATGATCCACGTCTTAATGTCCTAGCGACGCAGGGTGGTAATACTGTAAACATGCCGTTCTACCAAGATCTTTCTGGCGCTTCTGAGGTGTTGAGTGATTCAACTTCTTTGAGTGTGAACAAGATCACCACTGCAAAAGACGTTGCCCGTCTACATGCTCGCGGTAAAGCGTGGGGCGTGAATGACTTGGCGGCTGCTTTGTCTGGTTCTGATCCATTGATGGCCATCGGTGACTTAGTAGCTAATTACTGGGTTCGTGACCGTGAAGCGACGTTGATTAGCTCTTTGTCTGGTGTTTTTGCAGATAACACTGTCAACGACGGTGGCGACATGGTGAACGACGTAGCTATTGAAGCAGGTGCATCAGCTACTGACGCCAACTTGTTTTCTGGTGATGCGTTCATTGATGCAGAGCAGACCTTCGGTGACGTGTTAGGTTCAATCGCGGGTATCGCGGTTCACCCTGTGGTATATGCCAAAATGCGTAAACTTGGTTTGATTGATTTCTTACCAGACCAAAACGCGCCTGCACAGATCCCATTCTATATGGGTAAACGTGTGATTGTTTCCCGTAACTGCCCACGCGTGGCGGGTACGACTAGCGGATTCAAATACACTACTTACCTATTCGGTAATGGCTCTGTGGCAATGGGTGACGGTGGCGCACCTGTACCGACTGAGACAGATCGTGATTCACTAGCTGGATCTGACATCTTGATCACTCGTAACCACTTCTTAATGCACGCCCTTGGTGTTGCATGGACTGATGCTTCCGTTGCGGGTCAGTTCCCGACTAACGCAGAGTGTGCATTGGCGGCAAACTGGAATCGTGTGTACGAGCGTGAGAACGTCCGCATTGCGGCACTAATCACAAACGGCTAAGATCATCAAGGGCGGCTTCGGTCGCCCTTTTTACTTATTGGAGTATGTTTTATGGGTATGGCATTTCATCGAATCCGCAAAGAAAAAGAGCGTGAAGCGGAACAAAAGAAGAAAGAAACCGTTGTAACAGAAGAGCCTAAAAAGGTTAAGCGAGGTGTTAAAAATGCAAGCACTGACGCCACAAGAGATTGAATATTACTTAGAGCAGCAACGTAAGCGCAGAAAAGGATTACAGGCTAATGCTTAAACGCCTCACTACACTGCTAAAAGGTTTTCCAGCTTGGTTAATCACTAGCGACGACCAAGGGACGGGTCGTATTCGCGTTGACGTATCGCAAACTGGTTTCTGGGAAAAGCGTGAGTTTCGACTCAACGAGCCTATCCCGACAACGGGCTTGGTGATTCGCGTCACGGCACCAATTAACTTTGTTTTGCAGTTACAGCAGCTTATTTCAGATGACGGGCTTATTGTGATGCGAGCCTATACCGCTGCACTCGGAACGGCGGGGGGTACTTGGACGCCATCAAAGCACTATCTACCAAACAACAACATGACGGAAGGGCCACAATATCAGGCTCAAATTCAAGTCGATGTAGGCGGTACTTTTACGCCCACGGATGTGTTGAATTATCGTGAACAGCTACGAGCACGGGCAGCGTCCGCAACAGCTCAAGCGTCAAGCGTTGGGGCTAATGCGGTAAAAGAACGAGGCTTACCACCTGATACTTATTACCTTGTTTTTACTGGACTTGGTTCGGGCGATTACAACTTACTTTTAGAGGAGCGCCCCTGATGGCGACTATCACAAAAGGCGTGAACTCATACGTGACAGAAGTCGAGGCGACCGCTTACGCAACGGATCGCGGCTATACGTTCGTGGGTGATATGAGCGTGATGCTCATCAAAGCAATGGATTATCTGAATATTCAGAATTGGGCGGGTAGCAAAACAGACGATGCTCAAACCTTGGATTTTCCACGTAATGACGCAACGACCGTACCCGCTAAAATCGAACAGGCTCAAATCGTTATTGCGATGCAATACGACCAAGGTATAGACCTATTGGCACCCATTGAACGCGCAGTTAAGAGCGAGAAAGTAGACGTGATTTCTGTGGAATACATGGATAATGCGAGCGTTTCCGCTCGTTATCCGTTCATCGATGCGCTTATTGGCTCGTATCTATCAAGCAATGCGCTGTCAGGTGGTAATACGTTTGAAGTGAGATTAGGGACTGTTTAGTCCCTAGTTTTTTTATATCCTGCGTCGTACAGTGCACCAAAGATTCGCTCGAACCATTTTGCGTTTACTGCGTCTGATCCGACTTGATCCAGATAGTCTTTCGTTGCTTGCTCAATGAATAGCTCGCGCTCTGTGCGTAGGGGGCGGAATATTCTGTTTTCTAATTTACCAGCAAACTCAGCGCCCGTTGCAGAGTCCTGCCAAATAACTAGCTGATCACTCTTATACAGCAATCGTCCCACGGTAAAATGGGAGCCGAGTAGTGCAGACTTACACTCCTCGCCAATCTCTGGCACCCATGGCGTAACACCATCTTTAAGCTGTTGAGGCGTGTCGCCTATGAATAGTTTTTTAGCTGGGCGAGGGATTAACTGAATAGTTTTATCAAAATGACCACGCTCCCAAATGTAAATACTACCAGTCTCACAAATACACAGCATTTCGTCGCCAACTAATTTCCACCATGCCTGCTCGTTATTTTCATCCTCGGGGGAGTAGTGAGTCGCCCCTTTAGGCGCACCCTCAAAAAGCGACTCTACGAAATTCTCGAATTGCTCTCGGGTGCAAACTACATCAGCGGTTCCGCCTGCCATACCTGTTACAAATCTACCGTAGTGGAATTTATACAGGTGCGTTTCTTCTTGATCAGGCCATACGCCCTTAAATTTAACTGCCGCTTTCATCATTAAATCTCTGTTCATTTCCCTTACTCCGTATTAGTTAATTCAAACACAGCTTACAAGCCCGCGAACATAATGTATAATTGAAAATAACTATGATTTGAGGTGTTACAATGGCTGAAACCTATCAGAGACAAGCAGAACTCGCGGCAAGGCTGATACAGTCGAAAGGTCAGCCTGTCACTTTTTATTTTAACGGTGGTACAGAATACGACAACTTAGGTAACGAGATCACGACAACGGGCGAAACGGTAGCAGGGCATGGTCTACTGCTTAACTATAAAGCTGGCGAAATTGACGGTTCTATCATTCAATCACAAGATGCTTATGTGTTGTACTCTGGCGATAAGCCTAAAAACACCATGCTTTATACCCACGGCGGCAGGCAGTGGACGGTTATTAATAGCGAGCCACTACAGCCAACAAGTGCGGTAATCTTGTACAAGGTACAGGTGCGATAATGGCAAACTATACGTTTGATAAGCTAGAGCAGTACATGAAAGATAAGACTCGCAGCATGGAACGGGTATTATTCGAGTCTCTGACTGATATAAACACGTCAATTACCGATACTACCCCAGTTGATAAAGGCTTTGCTAAAGGCTCGTGGACGACATCAATTAATAAAATGGAAGCCGTCACTAATACGGAACCTGATCGCAGTGGCGCGGCATCGATAGCTAGAACCAAAGCGGAAATGAATAAATTCAAACTGGGCGACACTGTTTATCATTTGAGCAATCTTGTTTATATGCCTCGCCTCGAATATGGATACAGTAAGCAAGCCCCTAGCGGCATGGTGAGACGTGCTATTGACAACTTCCAACAGAATTTAGACGAGGCGATAAAGAATGGCCAGTAGTAGCTTTCAGATTTTAAAGGTGTTGAATACGCAGCTCATGACGGTTACGGGCTTACCAGCTTTGGTGTTCACAGAAGACAGCAGCAACACAACTGTACCCGCTAGCTCTGACACATTTATACAGGCGCACAACATGCCGACAAGCGTAGACTCACCAACCCTAAACGGTGGTCATGAAGTCGATACGGGAATTTATCAAGTGTCTATCTTTACGCCTAGAGGCAAAAACGCCTTTGCCGCTCAAAAGCTAGCCGACAACATCAAAGCAGCGTTTAACCGTGGTGTGTTGCTAGACGCTGGAACGGCAAAGTTAAGATTTAGAAAAGTAGAGACGGGTAGAGGGGATCACGAAAACGGGAATCATTATATGCTCCCCGTTTCGGTTTATTGGCAGGTGGTTGGCTAATCTCCTAGTAAAAGCTTTGCTACATTTGGGTCTAACATTTTTTGCTTAGATAGACCTTGAACGACTTTTGCGGCAAAAACATTATCGTACCTCACTTTTAGATCCTTGGCGAAAGCTTCTGTTTTTTGTTCAATGTGTCTTCTGATCACAGCATCTACATCGAATCGCTTTATTCTCTCTTCAATGATATCGTCTATCGAAATCTCGGTTCCTCTAGATGTGGTCAATACTCCAGCTCTCAGTTTTCCCAAAATGACAGACTCAATCTCATCATCCGTAAATTTATTGGCACAATCTAATGCCACTTTGCTTGATTTTTCTAGCGCCTCTTTTGATATTGAGTCAATTAACGACCTAGAAACGGAATGTAACACACTACTTTTTATTTCTTCACTGAAAGATCTTGACGGGCTGGCACCTAATTCGCAATCTATATCGGCATCACAAAACATATCATCAACAACGTCGTCTAAGTTTAAGCTAATAGTTAAGTTCATTTTTTGTCTCCTTAATTAATTAATTGAAACCAAACTATACCGCCCCATAACCCAACCTACCAATTGGAATTTCCTATACAATCCAATCTTTCCATAGTTAGCGCCTATCGTGCTATAATCCCAATGTCTGTACAGACAAAACAAATTTAACTCAATTGAGGGCTACATCATGGCTTTAAACGCACAGAGTTCTGCGGGTACTACGTTTGCACTGAGTGCAGCATTACCCGCCACATACGACGCAGCTGGTTTCGGGGCTGTCGGCATGACTTACACTACTCTTGGCGAGGTCACTAACATTGGGGAATTTGGTAAGGTTTTTGAACTTATCACACATAACCCGTTAGCAACTCGTAAAACTGAGAAGTTGAAAGGCTCTTACAACAACGGTTCCGCGACTTTGACGCTGGCAATCGACAAAGACGACGCTGGTCAAATTTTGGCAACCGCTGGTCTTGACTCTGACGCTGCTTATTCTGCGAAAGTCACGTACCAAGATGGTTCCATTGAATACTTCACTGTTTTGATTATGTCGTTCACGACTAACATTGCAGGCGTAAACGATGTGCTTTCTGGTTCTATCAATATCGAGATTGATAGCGAGATCGTACCAGTAGCAGTGTAACGAATACGCGCGGGCTAGGCTTCTAGAGCTGAAAACGGACTCATCCACCGCTGCCCGTGTGTTTTGGATGTTTTATTCTTGATGAGGATTGACCATGGATTTATTTAATTACAAGCCGCACGAAAACCTAGCGCGTACATCTAAGCTAGAGATTCGCGAACTATTTGATGGGGAAATGTCGCTATTATTGGCCGTTGACGTTTACTCTATGTACTCAGAAAAGGCCCGTAACGCTGCCACGGTGCGCGATAAAATCGTATCGCAAGAAGACGCAACGGACGAACAGAAAGAAGCGGCCGAGGCTGAATACATTGCTTCTCTTGTCGCTGGTTGGGAAATTCCAGAGGGGCATACACTAGGCGGTAAACGCTTGAAGTATACGCACGAAAACGCGGTGCATGTAGCCACCAATTGGATCACGTTTGGGCGTTCGGTTCTGACTCATGCTGCTAAGATCACCAACTACGGTGATAAAGCAAAAAAGAGCTGATTGATTGGGTGCGGTATCGGGCGTGGCTTGATGCTGTGCCCGATATGCAAGCAATCGGGGCGAGATCAAAGGACGACAAGAACGACAAAACTCGCGAATGGCTGTACAACTATTCGACTGAATATAAAAGCGAGTTGGGCACGATGCCACCACTGGAACGTAATGTTTTTATTCCATCATGGCTTAACGAAATAGGGTATTTTCAACATGGTGCAATGGGTATGGTGCCGTTAAACCATAGCGAGATTATGGCGTGGCGCATGAACACAGGTACGCGAGTTGAACCCGAAGACGTTAACATGTTGATACTGTTAAGCAAGATTTACGTCAATCAGTATCGGAAGTCAGGCGATAGGGACGAACCGCCACCGACAGTGGTACAGGTTCAGGATAAAGCAGCGTTAAGCGGTAGGATAAAAGGCGCGTTTCGTAGAATAGCAAACCCCTCTAAGTGAGGGGTTTTTTATCACCATTTTTGGCGCGGTGGGACTACGCCCTCTAACCCGTCGCATACTTCTATCTCGTACTCTCTACCATCTGGTACATCGAATATCGCCAATTTAGCATAAATTCCATTCGCCTTCTCCCCCAGCGTTTCAACTACAGTAATTAAATCTCTATCTGACCTATCTATGTCGTACCCGAATTCTAAAATGCAATCTTCGTCTGTGTAACCTCCATGTTCGTACTTCATCCCGCTGAGATCATAGCCCTTTAATTTAGCTAGCAGCTCTACCGCTTCTTTACTTAGACTAAACCCGCCATAACAAGCATTATAAACAACTCTCATAATTTCTATCTCCGTTCAGCTATCGGTCATTCGATGTGTTCATATTAACCGCATCCCCCGCCTAGTTCTAATTGCAATTTCCTATCGCTTTTACGCTTCAAATAGCCTGATTCTATTAACAGTGCTAAAATTAACCAAAGTCACAATGAGGCGGACACGATGGATTTATTTACATTAGGCGTAAAGGCTGATACGAGTCAGCTAAAACGGGGCGAGCGGGATTTAGATTCGTTTGCTAAGACGGGTAAGAGAGTTGAAAACCAAGTGGGCAACATGGTTAAAGCCATTGGAGCCGCTACCGCTGCTATTAGTACGTTTTTAGCAACGTCCCGAAGCATACAGACCATTACCAGTTTTGAAGACGCGTTACTTGGCTTAAATGCTGTCACACGCGCAACCACGGCTGATATGGCGACAATGGAAAAACAAGCCCGATCACTAGGGGCGACAAGCGTATTTAGCGCAACCGAAGCGGCTAACGCGCAAAAGTTCTTAGCTCAAGCGGGCTTTGACGTAAATGAAGTGCTATCGGCTACCCCAACAGCTCTACGCCTAGCGCAAGCGGGCAGTTTAGACCTAGCGCAAGCCGCTGATATTGCGTCCAACGTATTAGGTGGTATGCGCTTAGAGGTTGACCAGTTTAACCGTGTTGCCGACGTTATGGCCGAGACGGCTGCCCGTAGTAATACCAACATTACGCAACTAGGCGATGCCCTGTCCTATGCCGCCCCTGTGGCCTCTGGTGCGGGCGTGTCTATTGAGTTGGCCTCGGCTGCGATTGGTAAGTTATCCGATGCGGGCCTACAAGGTACACGAGCGGGCACTGGGTTACTTGGTGTTATCCGTCAACTATCGGCACCAAGTAAAGAAGCCGCTGGGGTGTTACAACAGTACGGCTTGACGCTTGACGACGTAAATATTCAATCTAACGGTCTGCAAAAGGTACTTGAGCGAACCGCAAAAGCAGGCTTCACCACGTCAGATATGTTTAAAATATTTGGTAGCGAAGCGCAACCTGCTGCCGCCATATTGATGGATAACGTGTCAGCATTGGAAGACCTGAACGCACAGCTAGGTAAGGCCGAAGGCGCAGCGGACGCAATGGCTAAGGTCATGTCATCGGGTCTATCCGCGGCTTTTAAGGGTTTTAACAGTCAAGTTGGTGAGTCCATTCTGCAACTGGGCGATAGCGGTTTAACTAAGTCAATAACCGATGCAACAAGAGCCGTGACGGGCTTACTAGCCGTCTACAACGGTATGGGCGAAGAGTTCGCGGAATCTAATGAATTAACGAAAGAGCAATATGAAAATCTTGTTTTAACTGCTGATATTTTGGAAATTGCAGGTGGGGCGGCAATTGGCGCGGCAACGGCTTACGGTATTTACCGTGCGGCATTGATTGCGGCTACCCTTAAACAGGTCATTTTCAATGGTGCCGTGGCGGCCAACCCAATAGGTGCAGCAGTAGTTGCGTTAGGTTTAGCGTCGGGCGCTTTACTAACTTACATAGACCGCACACGCGACGCAAAATATGGCGTTGATGATCTTACCGAATCGGTTAAAGACCTAAGCCTAGAGCAGCTTAGAAACAGTCGTATTGAGGTAGAGAAACAAGCCGCGCAACGTCAAGCCCGATTGAAAGAATTGCGAGATCTTAGAGCAATCGAAGAGGCGCGACTAAAAGCCAACCAAGGCGGTTTAGGCTCTAGTTTTGGGCTAGGTGGTACAGGGTTTAGCGCGAAACTTGGCGGCATTGACACGGATATTCAGAACACCACTGAATCGGCTATGCTGCTGAACGGTCAACTCGCCACTATTGACCAACAGATTGAAGAACTATCCCGTAAACCGCCAATAGTTATCGAGATAAAATCAGGCCAACCTCAAGAGTCAATATTACCTACTGAGGCGGATATTAAGAAAACCATGCGTCAATATGGTTTATATCAGCAGGTGCGCATCGACGGTGAAAAAGAAATAGCCGATATAGCGGAAACGCAAATCGACTGGGAAGGTATAGGAGCGACCGCTGCGGGTTCAATCACTAACGCGCTAATTGACGGGGATTGGACATCGGCAGGGAATCAAATCGGTTCCACGTTGGGTTCTAGCATCGGCATGGCGATGGGTGGCCCTATTGGCGCGGCTATTGGTGGCGCTATTGGCGGTTCGCTGTTCGGCAGTAAGAAGAAAACAGGCTCGAGTACTACCGTTGGGCTTTCGGGCGGCAATGCTAGCGGCTCAACGACTACCAACTTTAGTAAGAGCGGCCTGTTTGGGGGTTCGTCGTCTGTTACCGAGGACTTAGGGCTTAAAGAACTAACGCAACTGAATAACAGCTTAAATTACTCGTTTGGAATCGTTGATCAATCCTTGTCAAAACTGACAGGCGGCATTGTTGTTGGCTTTGATGAGTTTAACCGAAGCGTCAACGTAGCCGAGGGGGATTTGAGCGGTGCTATTGATCAGCTTTCTGACGAGTATGTGAATGCTAACGTGTCGTACATTGAAGACTTCCAACGTGTCAACGAAACGGCTTTTGATGCGCTCAAGCGTTTATCTTCAATGCTTGCTAGTGTGCAAGGTTCGTTTGAAATCGTGCAAGGGGACGCGCTAGAGAATGCTGCGGGGGATTTTATCGCTAGGCAGGCGGATGCGATTCGTGCGGGGTTGAATAGTCAGCTGTCTCTACTTCAATCACAGTTAATGGACGCCAAATCTAACTTTGAGGCCAACGCCGTTATCGTTAGACAAGGTTTAGATGCGGGGTATCAAACCTACGAGAAAGCGCGCTCAATAGTATTGCGGGAATTACAGGTCATTGAGTCATTAGAGCCCAAAATAGCCGAACTATCGAGCCGAATCCCGCAAGCCATGGCGATTGCAACCGCTCAGTTTACTAACGGTGTACTTGGTACAATCGCACACCTAGAAGGTATCAATCAGGACGAAGCGGCGGATGTTTTTGCACAGCTCGCGTTCAACTATGAGGAAAACTATTACAGCTCATTAGAGCGCGTACAACGTGCCACGGAGCGAGCGCGTGACGAGTTAGCGCAGTTTAGTGACCTTGGTATCAGTGCTGATATGAGCATGACAGAGTTCCGTACAGCGTTTGAAGCGTTTATCAATTCCTCAGCCTTTACGCCACAGGGGTATTCACGTTTCTTGCTAGCGGCTGACGCATTAGCCGACCTAAATGA